AGAAGATATAGAAAAGGGGTTATAAGACATGGCTGGCTATTTTTCTTACATGCAGGCTATTCGATATTCTCTGAATAACGACGGAAGCGAAATCCAGCAGGTCAAGAATATTTTCTCTAGAACGAAAATGTTGAATTCCATTATGGACAACATAAACACATACTATGATTACGCAGTCAAAGAAGGCGATACCCCCGAAATGGTTGCTTACAAATTTTATGGAGATGCAAACAAACATTGGCTGGTATTGTTTTCTAATTTTATGGTAAATCCGTATTTCGATTGGCCATTGAACTCAAAATCTTTCGACAACTATATCATACGGAAATATGGCAGCATAAGAAATGCTCAGACGACTATACATCACTCTGAAATAGGAAATCTTTATACTAACACTATTCTTGGAAAAAGACAGACTCGATTTTTAACGACGCAAGTAAGTCAGTACTATTACGATTTTTCCGACAATCAAGTTAAAGAAAGAACTATCCCTGAAATAAATTCTGATTATGAACTTTCTTCAGAATCTCTGACGGCACCGGATGGAACTGACCTTACAATACGGCAACAGATATATTCTATATCTAACTACGATTATGAGAATTACCTTAACGAAGCGAAGAGAAACATAAAATTGGTAGATTCCTCATACTCTATTCAAATCGAATTTGAGCTGCAACGATTGATGGCGCAACAATAAAATGGCAAAAGAATCTACATCTGAACGAGGAGAACAGAGCGCAAGCGATTATTCTCTTAGATCGTTTGAAATCCTTACCAGCGACGGGCAGTCAGTTGACATATCAACAATGATCGTCGAAATGAATATCTATGAGGATCTGTTTTCTGCTACTATTTCCGGAGAAGCACTGATTTCTGATGCTCTGGATATTGTCTCTGTTTTCTCTATTCATGGAAATGAATTCGTAAAAATCATCGTCGATAAACCGACCCTTAACGAACCTATAGAAAAAACGTTCAGAATCTACAAGATAACTAATAAGCTATATGATCAATCGTCAATGTTGAACTATAGCATTCACTTTGCTTCGGAAGAAACTATACTTGCTCCTTCTATACGAGTCAGCAAATCGTATAGGGGAATGAAGATTAGTGATATGGTCAGCGACATTGCAAAAAATTTAATGAAGATAAATTCAAATAAACTCTTCATAGAAGATAGCGAAGGAGTTTTTGATATAATCGTTCCAAACATGGATCCTCTTCAGGCAATTCATTGGTTGACTATTCGCGCATATGCCAAAAACAAATCTGCATTTTTCTTTTATGAAGACAGAGATGGATTTAAATTTATTTCTTACGAATCGCTTGCAAAAGCTCAAACTTACAACAAGTATTATAAATCATTAAAGTTCGGCGACGATAACATCAAGAACGCAAAAACGTTCAATTTTCTGTCAGGAATTCAAGACTTCGATGTAATGAAGGGAACTAGATATGGGGCATACGCATCGGCTCTAATGCGATTCGATATGGTTAACAGAAAGTTTGATGCGACGATGTATAACACATATCAATTCTCAGATCGCCTTCTCAATAAAAACCTGATAGCAAATAAAGCCAAAAATCGACTTGGCTATTCTCTGTACGATTCGTATCTAAGTTCGTTGAAGTATGTAATAACCAACGATTCAGACCCTAACGTCAATCCAATGAATTTTCAATATTGGATGGGACCTACAATTGCGAAGCTCGGACAGCTGACTAACTATAAAATGGTTGGAACTATTCCGGGAGATGTTCTTTTAAAAGTAGGATCAATAATAGAGGTGGAAATTCCAAATATCACCTCTCAAGACAAGGCATACGATATCAATAAATTTAGATCCGGAAAGTACATGATCTCTTCTTTGAATCATAAGTTCGTCGGAAGACTGTACACAACAACAATGGAATTTATGACGGACAGCGTGAATTCGGCCATACCGACCGAACAAAATAACACTCAAGAACTAAACGAAGCGAAGGGTATGTTATGATAGAAAAGAATTATTCTGGATTAGATGGATTCGTTTGGTGGATGGGAGTCGTTGAGAATCGCAGCGATCCTCTTGGTCTTGGAAGATGCCAAGTTAGAATATACGGATGGCATACATCATCTTTGACTGAAATTCCAAGAGAAGACCTTCCATGGGCGCAAGCAGTTCATTCATTGAATGCAAGATCGTTTTCGGTACCAAAAGAATCTGAAGTGGTCTTTGGATTTTTTGCTGACGGAAGAAATGGACAATATCCGATAATCGTAGGAGTTGTTCCGGGATACGAAACTAATCAGAAAGAGACTGGTTCTGGATTTCACGATTTGAGAACGCAAGAAGAATTGAAACTATCTCCAAGGAAACCAGTTTCTGTTGAGTATCCGAAGGATGGAACTGGAGTTTCAATAACGGAACTTTCTAAATCGGATTTTGAAAAAAAGCGATATCCTCTCGATGAAGATTTCAACAAAGCCACCACTCCAAGAACAGCAAGAAACCAAGATCTAGAAAAAACCGTTCTTCAGCGCAGAAAGGATAACAGAGATATCGACGTTGCAACTTCTGACGACTTTACTTGGTCGGAACCGTATCCTGCATTTAACGCTCTTTATCCCCATAACCAAACGTTTGAGACTGAATCTGGTCATACGTTTGAATTGGACGATACTCCGGAAAACGAACGTATTGCCTTGACCCATCGTTCTGGAACATTCATCGAAATGTACCCAACAGGAACAAAGGTTGAAAAGGTAACGCGATCAAATTACCAAATTGTAATGGCTGACGATCACATTCATATTATGGGAAGAGCGCTCGTTACTATTGACTCTGATTGTCACGTCAAGATATTGGGCGATACCAAAATAGAAATCGGAAATGATCTGGACATGAAAGTCTCCGGAGACTTCAACCTTTCCGTTCGTGGCGATTTTAATGTTCGATCTAAATCCGTTGGTATGGACATAGACGAAGGATTACAAGTAGTCTCCGGATTAAACAACAACTTGACTGCAGCTGGCGATACTAACATATTGTCGACCGGAGCAATCAATGTTGACGGTTCTACTCTTTCGCTTCAGAATGCTGACGCCGAACCCGCATCTGTTGAGAATTTAGATAGAGCTGTATCTAGAGAAGAGAAAAATGACGCAACGCCAGATAGTGAACCAGTGGCGATTCCTTGGATAGTTACTCTTTCTGAAGGTTCTGGAGTGCTTGATGCTGTTACTGGATATGAGAATAGCAAACTCAAATATTTTGATAAGACTTCAGAAGGCGAATATGTAGAACCAGGAAATACTGTTGCGCAACTTTGCAATTTTGATCCAAATCGAGTTATTTTCTTAGACAAGACTCAATGGCAAATTAGTGATGCTGGAATTGCTTGTATTACAACATCAGAAGGATTCAAGCCAGACGCTTATCTTGACCTATCGGCTGTTGCAAAAGGGGAAACAGAGCCTGTTATTATTGGTTATGGTTCTACGGCAGTTTCAATTGATAGACCCGTTAAATTGGGGGATACGATTACCAAAGAGGTTGCCACAGAATATCTAATTTACGGTATCAACAAGAAGTTTATTCCGGACCTCAAGCGATATGTTAAGATTCCTCTCACTCAAGGAATGGTAGACGCTTGTCTTTCGTTTATCTACAGCACTGGCGGCAGACCTTTTTCAACATCAACACTATTGAAAAAGCTAAATGATAAGGATTATTGTGGAGCAGCCGACGAGTTCCTTCGTTGGGATAAAGCTGGAGGAAAAGTCTTCCCAGGATTGCCTTTAAGAAGAAAACGAGAAAGAGATCTATTCCTTTCATAAACACAGGAAAAATATATGAGCGCGTTTGATCAAACTAAAGCAAAATTTATCGAAAAATCTTCTTGGTCAATTGGCGTTGGCGGTCTTAATATAATTAAGGAATCTGAGGGATTCAGAGCCGATGCGTATCCAGATCCTGCTACCGGAGGTGAGCCGATAACGATCGGATATGGTTCTACTGCTTCTGCAATAGACAAGCCCGTTAAAATGGGCGATAAAATTACGGAAAAACAAGCTGAAGAATATCTTGCATACGCAATTAATAAAAAGTTCATGCCAGACCTTAAGAAGTCTGTCAAGATTCCTCTGACTCAGGGAATGATTGATGCTTGTCTTTCGTTCATATACAACGTCGGTGGTGGCAATTTCGGATCTTCTACTTTGGTTAAGAAGTTGAACGAAAAGAACTATTCTGGCGCTGCCGACGAATTCCTGAGATGGAACAAAGCTGCAGGAAAGGTTATGCCTGGGCTGACTAAAAGAAGAAATCGAGAAAAGGAATTATTTCTTTCTTAATAAATACAAAGATAATCGAGGAATAGTATGCCTAGAAATACCAGGTTGTTTTCAGATATCGATATGAATTTCACGGCAAATCCTGTGACGGGCGATATTATGAAAAAAATCGACTATTCTTCTATTTCTCAGTCTATACAAAACATCCTTTTAACCAACCACTACGAAAAACCGTTTAGACCAGATTTTGGATCCAACATCCGAAAGTTGTTGTTTGAAAATATTGATCTAATGACTGCATCTATTCTTGATCAAGAGATACGAAATTCAATCAAGAATTATGAGCCGAGAGTTTTGATAGAGGATTTGCAGATTTTGCCCGATTATGAAAACAATTGGTATACGGTAAACATGACATATTCTGTGGTAAATTTACCCGGACCAGTAACGATAAATTTCTTTTTAAAGAGAGTTAGATAAAAATGGCTTCTAATGCAAAAATACAATTAGGGCAGCTGGATTTCGATTCAATCAAGAACAGCCTAAAGTCGTTTCTACAAAGTCAATCTCAATTTCAAGATTACAA